TTCACCAGCGCTTAAAAAAACAGTTATAGACTCGAAGCTATAAGTTTGATAAGGACTTATGCCAGAATTACCTGGGCCTAATCCAGTGTTAGTAACAGGAACGTGATGTAGCAAGTTAGGATTATCTACATTTGGAGAATAAACGTCTTGATCGATACTATTGTTTACTTCTACAAAATTATGCAAGTTAGCCCAATCGTTCCAAATACCATTTTCATCAACTTTAACTAAGCCAAAAAAAGTACCTGTAGCCTCTTTAGGAGTTATAGATATTGGAAAAAACATAAAACCCGCATCTTCACTATAGTTTACATAGTTTTGATAAAGAGCTCTAGCTTCAGTAGAAGCGCTAAACGTATAATTGCCGTCTGTTGGAGCTGTAAAAAATGGTCCTTTAGCAGTACCGTCAACAACGTTTGGTATTACATCACTTTCAAACCATACACCTATAGGAAGCTGATTGTTAAAATTATTATCTGGATCATTTTCTGCTGTAGTAGGTAGGCCAAAAAAAGTAGAAAATGCCGCATCAAATGACTCTTGTGTTCCTCCAGACTCAATTGCAAACAAAGTAGTATCAAACTCGCCTTCAGAAGGTGATAAATCTGCTACATTATTTTGACCAACGTAAAGATTAGTATATTGATTAGAATTTAAAACTATATCGTTAACTTCTTGACTAGAGCTAAACTCATTTCCAACTGAGAACTCTTGCACAAAAGATATAGGTAAATTTTGTACCCCGCTCGATATGCTAGGTATTATTTTTCTAAAAGTTTCATCTAAAACATCATAGTTTTCGTGATAATTACCAAAAGCTAATCTTGAACCTATTATTTCTTGAGATCTAGCTTTTACAGGCACATTGTCAAATATTCTTAACGACTGACTTTCTTCTAATGTTTTTCCAAAAACTTCACTGTTGATTGTTACGTTTCCTTTATAGTTTGTAAAAGGCGTACCAATAGTGTTCCACTGATTAGAGCCTCTTTTAAAAGTTTCTATAGCATGTATTAAAGTAGAGTCTGTTTTTTTAAACAATAGGTCAACACATTCTACGTCATCTGGTATATACGGAGGTATAAAGTCGAGTACTTTTATGTCTTGAACTTTATTTTCCATACCATCGTTAAAGCCTTTTAGCGGATTAAAAGAGTAAAATCCTGGTACAAAAGCTATATCTGAATATGGTGATATAGCAGAATATTCACCGTCAACATATTTGTATCTATAAGCAAAGCATACAAAATCATCTTCATACACTTTTCTTTTATTTTTAAGCGTAGCGTTCCAAGTTTCAGCAGGCTCGGTACCTACGTAAGCTTCAGATAAATTTACTAGTCTAACTTGAAATCTATTATATTGACCATCATTAGCGCTAGATCCTATTATTTGAATAGTAGCTTGAGAACCTGTGGTAGCGCCTGTTAGTTCTAAAACATCACCTATTCTCCAATTGACTCTTAAAAC